AGAATCCGGCAATTGCAGGAAGACAGGATAATCATGCGGGGCGAATCCGGCTTTTTTAATGTCCGGGAGACAGTTTCGGCTTACATCGACTACCTTGTGCAGCAGGCGAAGCCGAAAAAGGAGATGTCGGACGAAGAAAAGAAGCTGGAGAAGATAAAGAACGTTTCTGATGCACAGCTTCGGAAGACGAAGGCGGAGATGGCCGCCATCGAACTGAACGAGATGCAGGGGAAGATCCACCGGGCAGAGGATATAGAAAGTCTGACCGGGGAACTGTTGAGCACGTTGCGGAGTTATCTGAACGCACTGCCGGGAAGGCTGGCTGTCGAGGTTGCTGCCGTGTCCAGCCCGCCGGAATGTGCGGATGTCATCAGGAAAGAAGTCCAGCTGATTCTGAAGGAACTGTCGGCTCACAAGTACGACCGGAAGAAGTACGCTGAACTTGTTCGGGAGCGGCGGAAATGGGAACCGAAAGTTGCCGACGATGAATGACCAGCCTCTGAAGAAAATAAAACGGGAGCAGGAATACGAACGCTCCTGCGTTTTATTTGAGAGGTTGCAGAAAAAGTACCTCAAGCCGCTTGACGATCTGACCGTCTCCGAGTGGGCAGAACAAAAACGCCGCCTGTCCACAGAGGCCAGCGCCGAGCCGGGCCCCTGGAGAACTTCCCGGACTCCGTACCTCCGGGAAATAATGGACGCATTCACCGACCCGAAGCTGCGCCGGCTGGTTATGGTCGCCGCCTCGCAGGTCGGGAAAAGCGAGATGATAAACAACATCATCGGGTACATCATCGACGAGGACCCAGGTTCGATATTGTTCGTCCATCCGACGACTATCGACGCCAAGGAGTTTTCCAAGTTGAGGATAGCTCCGATGATAAGGGATTCCCCGAGCCTTGCGGAAAAGGTCGTAGCGCCGAAGAGCCGGGAAACCGGGAACACGATTCTGCAAAAGACTTATCCGGGCGGCATCCTTACGATGTGCGGTTCGACAGAGGCACACTCGCTGGCCTCCAAGCCGATACGGTATGTCATGGGTGACGAACGGGACCGCTGGGCATTGTCAGCCGGGAACGAGGGCGACCCCTGGCAGCTTGCCATGGCCAGACAGAAAACGTTCTACAATGCGAAAGCGGTAGAGGTTTCGACTCCGACCATCAAAGGCAAGAGCGCCATCGAGGCTGCCTACGCAACCGGGACGATGGAACGCTGGAAGAGCCGGTGTCCGAACTGCGGGGAGTTCCATGAAATCCAATTTCGTGACATTCGCTATGAATACGATACGAATGTCGTTAACAACATAAAGACCTTCAATGTAACGAAGGTCTTTTATATTTGCCCGGATTGTGGTTTCACCTTTTCGGAAACGGAGATGAAACGGCAGCCGGCGAGATGGGAAGCGGAGAACCCTGGCGCCATTGCCAACGGTGTCCGCTCTTTTTGGCTTAATGCCTTTGTATCGGCGTGGGCATCGTGGGAATCCATAATCCTGGAATACTTGCAGGCCATCGGCGACACACGGAAGCTGCAGGTCGTGTACAACACGGCCTTCGGGGAGCTGTGGGAAGACCGGGGCGACGTCCAGGACGAGGACGAACTGATGAACCGCCGGGAAGAATACGAGGCAGATCTGCCGGACGGTGTGCTCGTCCTCACGGCCGGCGTCGACACACAGGACGACCGGCTCGAGTACGAGGTTGTCGGGCACGGACATTTTGGGGAGACATGGGGCATAGACAAAGGCGTCCTCATGGGACGGCCTGATTCTCCCGCCCTGTGGCGTGAACTGGACGAGCGCCTGGGGAAAACGTTCTTTTTCAAGGACGGGCTGGGCCTTCGGGTGTCGATAAAGTTTGTCGACTCCGGCGGCCACTACACACAGAACGTTCGTGAAGAGTGCCGGAGGAGAATCGACAAAAGATATTTCCCGATTAAAGGCCGGGGCGGTCCGGACATTCCGTTCACATCCCCGCCGAAGAAACGGCAGATTACCATCAACGGACAACTGCGAGGGACGTGCTGGGAATACGAAATCGGAGTCGATGCCGGCAAGCAGCTCATCATGGACAGCTTGAAGGTGCAGACACCGGGGAGCAAATACTGTCATTTCCCGAAGCGTGACGAATACGGCTTCGGTTATTTCAAAGGGCTGTTGTCGGAGCATCTTGTGTACGAGCCGGAGCGGAAGCACCCGTGGATATGGGTGAAGATTCCCGGGCACGAACGCAACGAGGTTTTGGACTGTCGGAACTATGCGCTGGCAGCCTTCCGGGCCATGGCGCCGAACCTTGACGCCCTGGACCGCAGGATAAAGGAAGCCAGGGGCGTGAAGGTGCCGGAGGAACCGGGAGTGAAACCGAAGCCGGCAGCGCCGAAGGAACAGAAACCGAAACGGCAGAGCCGGACGATAAAACAATATTACGAGGAGTGGTGACATGGCGACGAAAACCGAGATTCAGAAGAGGCTGGCCTTCCGGCAGGAAACGCTGGACGAATTACGGGCTGCCTACACGGCGCTGGTCAAAGGCGGCGTGAAATCTTACCGCATCCACAACCGGGAGCTGACACGGTTCGACATTGCAGATCTGATGGAGGAAATCCGGACGATGGAAGCGGAAGTTGACGACTTGGAAGCCCAGCTGGCAGGCGGGCGGTCGAGGAAGGCCTTCGGGATTCTTCCCCGGGACTGGTAACGGGTACACGCTCTTTCAGGAGCTTACCATTGGCGACGGCGGTCTTTGCTCTTTTCACCGCTGCCGCCCTTTTTATTGGAGGCGAAGACATGAAAACAATAAAAAAAGGATGGGGCACGCCGAGGGCCTCCGGTTACAGCGAAGCGGGCGCAAGTTTGCAGAAGCGTGCGCTGCGGGGATTCCGGGCGAACTCCGGCTCCCCTGCGATGGACATCAACTGGAACAACATGACGCTCCGGCAGCGTGCCAGGATGTTGTACATGGCCGCCCCGATTGCGACGGCTGCCATCAACACGAACCGGACGAAAGTCATAGGCGTGGGGCTGACATTAAAGTCCACCGTCAACACCGATGTCCTGGGTATCTCCCCGGACACGGCCAAAGCCTGGCAGAAAAAGACGGAGGCCGAATGGAACCTCTGGGCAGGGAAAAAACAAAACTGCGATGCGCTGGGGCTTTCCAGCTTTGCCGAATTACAGCAGCTGGCCCTTGTTAGTTGGTTACTGAGTGGCGATACCTTCCCCCTTATTAAACGGTATGAGCCGACAAAGCTGAACCCGTACTCCCTGCGCATCCACCTTATTGAAGCTGACCGGGTAAGCACCCCGATGTTTGCACGTTCTACCGGTTACATGGTAGGCGCAACGGAGGGCAAGGCAGAGAACGGCAACCTTATCCACGACGGCGTAGAGGTAGACGAGAACGGCAGGGTAGTTGCGTACTACATCTGCAATTCCTATCCCTTCGAGTTCCTGGACAAGACTGTCGAATGGACCCGGGTAGAAGCCTACGGCAAGGAGACAGGCCTTCCGAACATTCTGCATGTGATGGATGCCGAGCGGCCTGACCAATACCGGGGCGTTCCGTACCTGGCCAAAGTCATCGAACCGATGTTGCAGACCCGGCGCTATACGGAATCGGAGCTGATGGCGGCACTGATTCAGAGTTTCTTCTCCGCATGGATAGAAACGGAAGTCAACCCGAACCTGATTCCCATGAACGAAGTCGGCCCCGGCGACGTCGGCGCTGTTCCCGGGGAAGATCCGGAAACGAACATGTCGGCCAGCGGTAACGAGTACGAGATGGGACCCGGCACGGTGAATGTGCTGAAAGTCGGGGAGGCTGTGAAGTTTGGCCAGCCGAACATTCCGACGGCCGGCTTCGATGTCTTTATGAAAGCCATGTGTATGCAGATGGGCGCTGCGCTGGATATTCCGTATGAAGTGCTGATGAAAGAGTTCAACGCTTCGTACTCTGCCAGCCGTGCTGCTCTGCTGGAAGCCTGGGAAGTTTTCAAGATGCGGCGTAGCTGGTTCGTGACGGACTTCTGCCAGCCCATCTATGAAATCTGGCTGTCCGAAGCGATAGCAAGGGGCAGGATTCAGGCTCCCGGCTTCTTTGATGACCCGCTTATCCGGGAGGCCTGGTGCGGTTCCCGGTGGATAGGCCCGGTACAAGGGCAGATTGACCCGAGGAAGGAAGTCGATGCGGCGCTGTTGCAGATCAGCCACGGCCTGAAGACGCACGAACAGGTAACCCGGGAGCTGGGCGGCGGAGACTGGAACGAGAACATCACCCAGCTGGAACACGAGAACGAACTGCTGAAGGCTGCCGGCATTATCCCGGCGGCAGTTGGAACACAAGGAGGGAATGACAATGCCGATGCTTAACATCACCCGGCCGTTTTACACGATGTCTACGGTTGACGGGAGACGGGCAGAAATCACGATGTATGGAAGAATCGTGGAACAGCAGCCCACTGATTGGTGGACTGGCGAGCCTATAAAGGGCAATTTCATTATCGGGGACGAGTTCCTTGAAGATCTAAAACAGGTTGAGAACTGCGACGACATTACGATTCGGATGAACTCCGAAGGCGGAGATGCCGGCGTAGCAATTATGATTCATAACAGGTTACGTGAGCTGGCGGGCAAAGGAGTGAAGCTGACCTGTGTCGTGGACGGCGCAGCAATGTCCGGCGGTTCATTGATTATGTGCGCCTGCGACACCGTGAAAGTAAATGAGTCCAGCCTCATCATGATTCACAAATGCTGGACCCTCTTAATGGGTGGCTACAATGCAGACGAACTGCGTGAAATGGCAAAAGCGAGCGATGCCTATGATGAGGCACAGGCTTCCATCTATGTCCGCAAAACCGGTATGGGCAAGACACAGATTCTGCACATGATGGCCGACACGACCTACATGACCGGCAAGGAAGCCAAAGAGAAAGGCTTTGCAGACGAAATTTTGGAAGAGGAACCCTTAAAGCTGGCCGCCTCAGCTGACGGTCGGACGATCTATGTAGGCCAGCGCACAATGCACCTGGCACCGGGGATGTTCGCCCCGGACTTTATTCCTACGGTAGAAGCCGGAGCCGTACCGGTTGATACAAATACAGAAACTCAAAATGTTGACGAAGGAGGAAAACCAATGGCAACAACTATTGAAGAACTGCGTGCCGAATCCCCGGACCTTGTGGCCCAGGTCGAGAGCGCAGCCAGTGCAGACGCTGCCCGTGCAGAGCGGGAACGCTTGCAGGCAATTGATGACGTTGCAGGGCTGTTCAGCGCCGACATGGTTCGTGAGGCCAAGTATGGCGAACAGGCATGCAGCGCCCAGGAATTGGCATACCGTGCAGCCCAGGCGGCTGTTGCGAATGGCCAGCAGTTCCTGAACAACATGGCAGCCGACGCCCAGGCGAGTGGCGCTGCCGCAGTTCCGGCGGCTCCGGCACCGGAAGTAGAACCCGCTCCGGAGGCAAAGACCCCGGAAGAGAAGATGGCCGCTGCAAGAGCAGTCATCAAAGATTTGTTAAAGGAGGAAAAATAACATGGCGAATCTCAATGCAAAAATCGGCGACATGGCTTATGACGGCCTGGTTACCGATATCAAACCGGCAGTTCTCGTCGCAGGCGGCGTAATTGCCCATGGTGTGGCAGAAGCTTCTTTTGTCCGTGGCACTCTGTTTGAAAAGGGCGCTGACGGCAAATTAGTTATCTTCGGCACCAACCCGGCTGGCACCATCACCGAGGAATTCAACGGCGATGGCAGTGAAAAGACTTTCACCCTGACCGCTGACGTGTTACCGGTACAGGTTGTCGCTTATGTCGGCACTACCGAAACTGCTGTTACCTACAACGCCCAGACCGGCGCTGTTACGTTCGGCACGGCTCCGGCAGCTGGCACCAAGAACGTGAAGATCAGCTACGAAAATCCGGCAGCTAACGAACCGGACTGCATTCTGTGCGACGACATTACTGTCGGCACCACTGCCGATGCTACCGCTGCTGTTTATATCGGCGGCTGCTTCGACCCCAACAAACTGACCCTTGGCACTGGTGCCGCCCTTTCCAGTGCAGACATTGACGTTCTGCGCAAAAAAGGCATCATTCTCAAAGCAGCGGCTGCTGCAAACTGATAGAAGGAGGTAACTACAATGCCTGCGAATATTGATTTCTTCTCTACTTATGTGCTGATGGCGGTTACCGAGGAAATTGTTCCGAAAGCCGGCTTTTTCCGTGACCGTTATTTCCCGACCGCAGCATCCGACATCTTCAAATCCGACAAGGTGCTGACCGAATACCGCAACGGCGACCGCAAGATGGCGGCGTTTGTTGCTCCCCGTGTAGGCGACATTCCGATGGACCGCCGTGGCTACGAAGTGAACGAGTACGTTCCTCCGTACATTGCTCCGTCCCGCATCCTGTCCCTGGACGATCTGAAAAAGCGTGGCTTCGGCGAAGCCCTGTACCCGGGCATGGACGCTGCCCAGCGTGCCGCTCAGTTACAGAAAGACGACCTGGCAGAAATGGACGAACGTATTGCCCGCCGTGAAGAATGGATGGCCGTACAGACCATGCTGAACAACGGCTGCACCATGCAGGAATACATCGATGCCAACACCCAGGGCGAGCAGAACGTTGTATTGTTCTACAACAACAGTTCCGACCATACCTACACCATCTCTTCCGGCTACCGCTGGAACCAGCAGAACGGCGACTTCTTCGCTGACGTAAAAGCCATGTGCAAGAAACTGGCGAAGCGTGGCCTGCCGGCAGCTGACCTTGTTCTGGGCTCCGATACTGCGGACGCTATTCAGGACATTCAGAAAGTCCGTGACCTGCTGGACAAGAACTCCGGCATCATCACCGGGCAGATCGACCCCCGTCTGACCCAGTACGACGGCGTAGCATTCATGGGCGTTATGAACTTCGGCGGCTTCCGTCTGAACCTGTTCGACGTTTCCGAATCCTACGTCGACGAAAGCAACAACGATACTCCGTACTTCCCGGCCAAGGGCGCTATGGTTACGGCTCCCGGCTGTGGCCACATGATGTACGGCTCTGTTACGCAGATTGACTTCGGCTCCACCGAATTCGCTACCTATGCTGGCAAACGCATTCCGAAATTCATGGTTGACCAGCCGAACGATATCCGCAAACTGCGTCTGGCCTGCCGTCCGCTGGCAGCTCCGAAGAACTACTGCCCGTACATCTACGCAGAAAACGCCATCAATTAACAGGAGGGCATCATGACACTCATCAGAATTGTAAACGGATGCTACGCAGCGCACCCGAACGGTGGCCGGTTACAGGTTATCGACAAGGGGCAGACCGTAGAGGTTCCCGAAGATGAAGCCGCCCGCCTTGTTCAGATGGGCGTAGCGGCCTATGAAAAAGAGCCTGTTCTGATGGCGGATTTGCCCACTGAGCCGATTCCGGAGGCTGCCCCGAGCGACACCCCGGACGAGGAAGAGAACGAGGCTCCTGAGGAAGAATCGTTAGAAACAATGCCCTTTGACCAGCTGAAGCAGCTGGCGAAAGAGGCGGGCCTGCCGGTTGGAAAACTGCGCAGCCGGAGAAACATTATTGATGCGCTGGAAAAGATGGCGGAAGAGGATAAGCCTCCCGCCATGGAAGCTGAGGATGTGGTCTTATGAGTGGATTCAAGGACATGGTCGCTGCCGACCGTGACAGTGTCTTTCTGAACATGGAAGAGTTTGCGGAGGAGCACGACCTGAACGGCAAGAAATGCAACTGCATTTTGCAGGACGAATCTGTCGTGGAGGAAGTGCTGACCGCAGACCGCTTCTCGCAGACATACGGCGGGCTGTATGGCAGCCGTGTGCTTGTGAACGTGAAGACGGAAGATCTGCCGGAGATTCCGGTCGAAGGCCAGACATTCTATGTTGACAAAAAGCTCTACATGGTAGAGTCCAGCGCAAACGATATGGGAATGTTAACTATTCAGTTGGTGGCGAATGACAGATGATTAGTTTACACGTCAAATTCGATGAACAGCAAATAGCGAATGCGGAGGCTGCGCTGGCCGGTATCAAAGGCGGCGCACCGAAAGCAATGTTCCGGGCTATCAACCGGACGGTGGCCTACGGTAAGACGAGGGCTTCCAAGCTTATCCGGGAAGAGTACACCATCAACGCCGGAGCGGTTCGAGCTGCTACGTCCACGGAGCAGGCCAGCTTTGGCAGGCTCCGGGGCGCCATCAGTTTCAAGGGCCGCCCGAAGCAGTTGCGGAACTTTGCCAGGAGGAGCACACCGAAAGGCGTGGCTGTCTCCGTGCTGAAGCGTACCGGAACGAAACTGATTCCCCGGTCCTTTATCCGAAGGGTAAGCAGCGGGCCTGCGATATTGCAGCGCACCGGGGCGTCACGTTATCCCATCGAAGTGCTGCATGGCCCGTCCGTGCCGCAGATGGCCGGAAATGTGAACGTGGAGCAGAGGATTCGCCAGGACGTATCCAACAAACTGGCGGAACGGCTCGAACACGAAGTTGACGTGCTGTTGAGAGGAGTTGTGAGATGACACCGATTAACCTTATGGATTCGCTGGCCCAGCGCCTTCAGAAACTGCTGACGGATTATTCCGCCACGCAGCCTTCCGGAAAGCTTCCCATCATGGTGTACCCGGGATACTTCCCCGTGCAGAACACTGCGCAGGAGAGGAACAGCTTCGTCTATGTGCTGGTTATCCAGACCAAAGACAAACCGGGCAACACCAAAAGCCACGCCACTGTCGAATTGGGATTCTCGATTTACGATGATGACCATACCGACGGCTGGCGCAGTTTGTTCAATGTGATGGAGCACGTCCGGCAGGATCTGCTCAAGTTCCGGTTCGTGAACATGAAATTCCGGCTGGACCTTGAGGAAGCACCTATTGAGATGAACATTCCCGAGAACCAGCCATTCCCGCAATGGCAGGGAACGATGAAGGCTTGCTATACAATCGGGCAGCCTGACGAGGAGGGCTTTAATTATGACGACTTCCAAGAAACCCAAGTCTACCCGGACTACAAAGAGTACGAAAAGCATTGAGCAGCGGATATACATCGGGCCGACCCTTTCGGAGGGCCGGCTCTCTTTTTCCGCTGTAATTTTAGGCGGATTCCCGCCGAACGTTCAGTTCATCGTGGACGAGCATCCCTGGTTCGCACAGCTCTTTGTTCCTATCGCTGATACGAACAGGGCCATCGCATCCACGAAAGAAAAAGGTTCGTATTTAAACATCTTATACAACAAAGCAAAGAAGGAGGTATAAGCATATGGCTTATAGACACGGCGTCTACTGTTCCGAAGTGCCGACCAGCATTATCCCGCCTGTCAATACGGCGGCAGGTCTTCCGGTCGTATTCGGTACAGCACCGGCGCATTTGGCAAGTGACCCGGCTCCGGCTAACAAACCGGTGCTGTGCTACACCTACGCCGAAGCGGCCGCAGCTATGGGCTACTCCGCAGACTGGGACAACTACTCCCTGTGCGAAGTTATCTATTCTCAGTTCGCTCTGTACAACCGGGCTCCGGTAGTATTCGTGAACGTGCTGGATTTGAAAACCCATAAGACTGCTGTTGCGCAGGACGAATTCACCATCGGCACCGACGGCACGGTTGTTCTGACCGACCCGGTTATCCTGTCTTCCTTAGTCGTTAAGAAAACTGGCGCAGGCCAGGCTCTCGTAGAGGGCACTGACTACACCGCAGCCTACAACGACGAGGAAAAGGTAATCGTGAGCGTAGTGGAAGGCGGCGCCCTGGACGGCGAAGCTTCCATGTTCATCAACTACGACAAGGTCAACCCGTCTGCGGTTACCGCATCCACCGTCATCGGCGGCATCGACGGCGGCACCGGGGCCAAGAAAGGCCTGGAGTGCTTAAACGATGTATTCCCGATGTTCGGCATGGTTCCCGGCATCGTGCTGGCTCCCGGCTGGTCGCAGGACCCGACGGTTGCGGCAGTGATGAAAGCCAAAGCCGGCAACATCAACGAGCATTTCAAAGCCATCGTACTGACCGACGTTCCTACCGACACCGTCGTGAAATATTCCGATGTGTCCGCATGGAAGAACAGCAACAGCTACAATGGTGAAGATCAGGTCGTCTGCTGGCCTATGGTCAAGCTGGGCGATACCCTGTACTACATGTCCACCCACATGCTGGGCGTAATTGCCCAGACCGACAGCGCCAACGATGACATCCCGTATGTATCTCCGTCCAACAAATCCATGCAGATTAACGGCACCTGCCTGGAGGACGGTACGGAAGTTATCCTGGGGCCTGCGGAAGCTGCCTATCTGAACGGCCAGGGCGTGGTTACTGCTCTGAACTTTATCGGAGGCTGGAAATCCTGGGGCAACCGTACCGGCTGCTATCCCGGAAACACCGATGCCAAAGATGCGTTCATCTGCATCCGCCGGATGTTCAACTGGCATGCACAGACCTTTATCCTGACCTATTGGGCGAAGGTTGATGCTCCCATCAACAAGCGCCTGATTCAGACCGTACTCGACAGTGAAAACTGCCGTCTGAACGGCCTGGCAGCACGGGGCGCCATTCTCGGCGGCCGTGTAGAGTTCCAGGAGGAAGAGAACCCGACCACCAACCTGTTAGACGGTATTATCCGGTTCCATACCTATCTCACGCCGCCCACTCCGGCCCGTGAAATTGACAATGTAATCGAATATGACCCGGCTTATTTCAACACTCTGTTCAGCTGAGAAAGGAGGTAAACAGTAATGAATGTACCGGAGAAACTGATTAACTTCCGTGTGTATAACGAAGGTGCAGATCTTCTGGGCGTAGCAGACATTACACTGCCGAGCCTCGAAAGCATGACGGAGACTATCAAAGGTGCAGGCCTTGCCGGCGAGATTGATTCCCCGGTGCTGGGACACTACGGCTCTCAGACTGTGGAACTGAACTGGCGGACCCTGTACAAACCCAACGTAGCCCTGGCAGCGCCCAAGAGCGTTATGCTGGACATGCGGGGAGCCAACCAGGTCAAGGACAGCGAAAGCGGTGCCTATGTGGTGCAGGCCGTTAAGGTCGTCGCCCGTGGCGTACCCAAGACCACCGAGCTGGGCAAACTTGACGTCGGAACCAGCAGCGAAAGCAAGAACACTTTTGAAGTGGACTACCTCAAAGTCACCATTGACGGAGCGGACGTTCTCGAACTGGATAAATACAACTACATCTGCAAAGTGGATGGAGTGGATTATCTGTCCGAAGTCCGGGAAGCCCTGGGGCTGGTATAAAAAGAATTTTAGCGCCTGTCGATTTTTTGGCAGGCGCTATCTTTGTAACAAGGGAGGAAAGAGCAAATGCAGTACAAGATTTATGACAAAGAGAAGCTGGAGAAAGGGCTCCAGGGGATGACCGGGGCAGACTTTGCCACGGCAGAACGTGAAGCCCGGTTAGAAGGCGACCAGTCTATTGACATTATGACATCCAGGACCTTTTATGCTGCCGTAGCAGCAAGAGCGTTGAAAAAGCCTCTTCCGGATATTATGGCTGTTCCGATGCGGGAATTCGCAATGATAACCGGAGATGTCGGAAGTTTTTTACTGACACCGGAGCCGGGCGTGGAGGCATTGTCAGGCTCCTCCGAGAAATCGCAGTAACTCTGGCACATGGGGGCTACGGACCCGTCCAGTATTGGTTCTCCATGCCGCTGTACGAACTGTCGGAATGGGTGGACATAATAAGCAGGATGGGGAAAAAGTGAGGTGGCCTTATTGAGCAAGACATTACAATTAACCTTTTCGATAAACGGCCTTGTGAGCCAAAGCTTTACCGGCTCCATGGCGACGGCCCGCAACGGACTCTTGAAGCTACGCCAGCAGGGAAAAGATTTGCAGGGACAGCTGAGGGAGCTGGATGGGGCACTGTACAGAAACGAGATAGACTTCGAGGGCTACGCCACGAAGGCCAATAAACTGAAGAACCAGCTGAAACAGTTGGAGCTCCAGCAGGAAAAACTCAACAGAGTTTTCGCTGCACGGCAGGGGCTGAAGACCGCTGTCGGAGATTTGGCAGCCTTTGGAATTGGCGTCTATGCGGCGGCCCGTCCTGTCGTCGGTATGATACAGACCGCTGCCGAGTTTGAAGCCGGCATGTCGAAAGTCCAGGGCATCACCCGGGCGACCGCCGAGGAGATGGGACTGCTTACGAAGCAGGCCAAAGAGTTAGGCGCACAGACACAATTCACCGCCAGACAGAGTGCGGATGCTATGTCGTATTTGGGCATGGCCGGTTGGAACGCCCAGGAAATCATAGCAGGTATGCCGGGGCTTTTAAACCTGGCAGCTGCGGGCGGCACCGATTTGGCCAGGACAGCAGACATCATCTCGGATGATTTGACCGCATTCGGGATGAAGGCTATCGACGCAAAAAAAATGGCGGACGTTTTTGCCTACACTATTACCCGGACGAATACGAACGTTGAGATGCTGGGCGAAACCATGAAGTATGCGGCACCAGTTGCCCATGCTTTTGGTGCGTCCATGGAAGAAACCGCAGCCCTGGCAGGCCTGATGGCCAACAGCGGCATCAAGGCTTCGCAGGCTGGTACTGCATTGCGTATGGGCTTCCTGCGTTTGGCAGGCCCTCCGAAACAAGCGGCCAAGGCCATGGAAGCTCTGGGCATGGATATGTCCGAAATGTCGAAGCAGCAGGCAGAGGCGCAGGCAGCGATGAAGGCGTTGGGCATTCAGATGTCCGACACCAACGGCCCCCGGAAGATGTCCGCTATCATCAGCGAACTGCGGACAAAGATGCAGGGGCTGACACAGGAACAGAAGCTGGCCACGATGGGAGCGATATTCGGCAAGAACGCTTCGACCGGCTGGCTGGCTGTAATCGAATCCGCTCCGGACAAGTTTGACCAGCTCGTGAATGAGATGGACAAATGCGACGGCGAAGCGGAGCGTCTGGCCAAGACGATGAACTCCAATGCCAGGGGCGCAATGATTCGGCTGAAGTCCGCGGCGGAAACCGTGTCCATTGAATTGGGCAGCGTGTTCCTGCCGATGCTGGCCGATGCAGGCGACGGCCTGAGCAAATATGTCGGCCTTGTGGCTACCGCTGCAAGGGAGAACCCGGAGCTGGTAAAGACGGTAGGACTTGTTACCGTGGCCATGGTAGCCGCTGCCGGTGCTGTGAAAATAGCCGGTGTGATATTGGCAGCCTATAACGTGGTATCCGCTGCCGCCACTGCCGGAACGTGGGCATTCAACGCCGCACTGCTGGCGAACCCCATCGGCCTGGTGGTAGTCGGTATTGCCGGTCTGATAGCTGCCGGGTATCAGCTGTATAAGAACTGGGACAAAGTCTCCGCTGCGTTGGTCCGTGGTTGGAACTGGGTAAAAGAAACGGCCGTCGGTGTGTTCAATTGGTATGTCGACACGCTGTTATCCCTGCCCAGTAAAGCGGGCTATGCGGTCGGGTATGTAGTCGGCTGGTTCATGACATTGCCGGACAGACTGATGGGCGTATTCAAGAAAGCGGACGGGGCAGGCTCCTGGTTCATAGCGAAAGCGAAGGAATGGGGAGAGCTTGGCCTGAACGGACTCATCAACGCCTTTTTAGATCTGCCGAATCAGTTGGTCAGCATTGTCTCCCGGGCATGGAACGCCGCAAAGAATTCCGTTACGTCCTTCTCGGTATCGGTTGGCCAGGGCATGAAAGATGCCGGGGCTCCGGTAGAGAAGAACGCTGCCGGCGGCATCTACGGCCGGGGAGCATTTTTAACGACCTTTGCGGAGTCTTCCGGAGAATCGGCTATCCCGCATACGCCGAACCGGCGGAACATCTCCCTGCTGGCCCGGACGAATGAAATCATGGGTAACCCTTTGGGCGGCGGCATAAACGCCACCTTTGCCCCGGTTATCAATGTTTCCGGCACAGCGGATGCGGAGCAAATCAACCAGCTTATGTCCGACAAGATGGCAGAGTTCGAGGCGATGCTCCGGAGAGTAGCGGAAAACCGCAGGAGGGTAAGTTATGCCTAAGACATACACAACGATACAGGGCGACTGCTGGGACAGCGTAGCGAAAAAGATGTACGACAGCGAGCTGGGAATCAATGTCCTGCTCGAAGCGAATCAGGAGCACGTTTCCACAGCGGTATTTGGCTCAGGAGTGGTGTTGAACATTCCGGACTATGAGCCGCCCAAGACCGACCTGTTACCACCCTGGAGGCGCTAAATATGGAAGCTAAAAGAGCAACGGCAGCAATACTGTATGACAGTAAGGATATTTCTTCAGAGCTGGCGAACTTCCTCAAAAGTTTGGACTACACGGACAACCTTTCCGGGGAAGCCGACACGCTGGATCTGACGCTGGAGGACAGGCAGGGATTATGGCAAAGCGATTGGTTCCCGGAGAAGGGAGCCACGCTGGAAGCTACGATAGGGACGAGGAACTGGGATTCCACATTCGCTCCGGCGGACACGCTGAAGCTGGGCAAGTTTGAAATTGACGAGCTGACCAGCAGCGGGTATCCGTCCGAGGTGCAAATCCGTTCCGTATCGGTTCCGGAGAACAACCAGCTTCGGGGTGTCGAAAGGACACGGAGCTGGGAGAAAGCCGAACTGAAGACGATCTGCAACGATGTGGCGACCGGAGCCGAGATGGAGCTGGTATTCGACACGGAGCAGAACCCGACGATAGAAAGGGCAGAGCAGACAGAACAGTCTGACCTGTCCTTTTTACTTGCCTTGACGAAGGACCAGGGGCTGGCCCTTAAAATCCACGACAAGAAAGTTGTTATTTTTGACGAGGCCAAGTATGAGGAAGCGGAGGCGGCCATCACGATAGTGAAGCCCCGGACGTCTTTCCTTCCGTCAGCTGGCCAGGAGTTTATTGCCAATGTGCTGGGCTATTCCTTGTCGAACCGGACGAGGGATATCTATAAGGCCTGCCATGTGAAGTATCAGCAGAGCAAAACCAAGAAGGTTATCGAGGCGACTTTTACGGACCCGGACAAAAAGGAAGGGAAGACGCTGGAGATAAAGGAGCAGGTGGAGACTATTGCGGATGCGGAACGGCTGGCCAAGAAACGGCTGCGTGAAAAGAATCAGAACGAGTGGACGGGGAGCTTCACTGTTGCAGGGAATCTGAAACTGGTAGCCTCTACGGTTATCAACTTGAAAGGCTTCGGAGTCTACGACGGAAAGTACATCATCGTACGGGCGAACCACAAACTCGGGAACGGTTTCCAGACGAGCGTCGATGTGCGGAGGTGCCTCAATGGATATTAGGGATTTATTCCGAGTCGGGAGAGTCAGCTCACAGAACGGGCCGAAAGGTACTGTTCGTGTAACCTTCCCGGATAAAGACGACCTCGTCAGCGGGGAACTGCCTGTCATTGTCATCGGCAGCCACGGCACGAAAGAATACCATCTTCCCGAAGTCGGCACCCAGGTGCTTTGCGCTTTTATGCCGAACCCGTCCGGGCGTGGCATGAATGACGGCTTTGTCATTGGGGGCTTTTACAGCGAGGGAGATCTGCCGGAGGAGACAGACCCGAAGGTGCGGTGCATCAAATTACCGGACGGCTGCTATATCAAGTTTGACGGAGCCGGGAACATTGAGATACACGCCACCGGGAACCTGAAGCTTACCGGCGCAAGAATTGATTTGAACTGAGGAGGGATAACATGCCGGCAGTAACAAGACTCGGCGATTTAGACACCGGGCATGATGCCTGCCCCGGCACGGCCCTCAACGGAGCCAGCTCTGATGTGTTCACAAACGGCAAAGGCACCGGGCGTGTGGGCGACCCCTATGTTCCGCATGGGTGCGTCGTCCACCCGACACACACGGGGCATATAGCCGACGGAAGCAGCACCGTCTATGTGAACGGCATTCAGGTCGGGCGAATCGGCGACCCGGTGGACTGCGGCGGCAGCGTTGCCCAGGGCAGCGGAAATGTTTATGCGGGAGGTTGATTAAATGATTGTTGGTTACATGGGAAGTATCCCGTTCGTTACCTCTCGGAGCTATTTGGTGACGTTCGACGACTTTTCCCGGAACTCGGAAGGGCGCTGGGCCAAACATGGCATCATCGGCGGGAAACCGGTGCTGGAGTTCCTGGGGCCTGATACCGAAAACATATCTATGAAAATCCGGCTGCGCCGTGACCATGGCGTGAATCCGGAAGACATTCTGAAGAAACTCCGGGAGATGCGGGACACGGGGGAAGTATTTCCCCTGGTGCTCGGCTCCAAGGTTATCGGGGACATGATAACCAGCTTCATCACGAAGCAGCCGTTCGGTTCCAACCGTGGGCTGTGGGTGCTGAAGGGAGTCAGCGAAGTGGTCACACATTGGTCCGGAGGAAATGCGTCCTATGTGGATGCGACGATAACGTTAGAGGAATATGCGGGGAGGCTGATCTGACATGGAATATATGATTGGCGATAGCCACTTACCCCCTATCAATTTTGCACCGGGTAGCGAAGCAGAAGAAATTTTGCAGAACATCCGGTGCATTTTATGTACGACGAAATTCAGTGTTCCCCTGGACAGGGACTTCGGCATTGACGCTTCCTTTTTGGATGCGCCGATGGAAGTCGCCAAGGCGAAGCTGGCGTCCGAAATCATCTTGGCCATAGCCAAGTATGAGCCCCGGGCATCGGTTACGAACATAGACTGGGAACACGACATTGACGGGATTTTGAGACCGAAAGTGCAGGTGAGGATAAATGAAACTTAGTTCACTGCCTGATATCAATTTTGTAAATGCGGATGCGGCGACGGTACAGGCTGCCATCATTGCGGAGTATGAGTCGGTCACGGAAAGGACGCTGGCCAAAGGCGACCCCGTCCGGCTTTTCTTGTCTACGATTTCTTACATCATTGTCCTGCTGTTGAACAACATCAACGAAACAGGCAAACAGAACCTGCTGGCCTATGCGAAAGGCGGGAACCTGGACCACATCGGCGCACTCGTCGGATGTGGGCGTTTGGCGGCTGCAGCTGCGGTCACGACCATAAAGGTTACGCTGTCGGCGGCGCAGGTGAACGCAACCATCATTCCTGCCGGGACGAGGTTCACGGCCGGGGACGGCATCTTCTTTGCCCTGGACTCCGACATGATAATCGCAGCCGGCAGCACGGAAGAAAGCGGAGCGGCGACCTGTACCGTTACCGGTACTGTCGGGAACGATTACCCGATAGGCACAATCAGTACACTGGTCGACCCGGTGCCTTATGTATCCGCTGTTGCTAACACTACGGTGTCGGAAGGCGGCGCCGATGTACAGAATGACGAATCCTTCCGGGAAGCGATTCAGCTCACGCCGGAGAGCTTCTCCACGGCAGGGCCTACGGGTGCATATGAGTACCATACCAAACAGGCCTCGGCGCTCATCTCCGATGTGTCCGTCCTCAGCCCGAACCCCGGAGAGGTTGTCGTCCGTCCGTTACTGGAAGGCGGCGTGATTCCGCAGTCTGAATTACTGAATTTGGTTGCGGCACATCTGAACACCCGGACGATTCGCCCGCTGACAGACGAAGTTTCTGTCGTGGCTCCGACGGCCATCACCTACGATGTGGACATCACTTACTACATCGACAGCGAGAATGCGACGATGGCCGGGCAGATCCAGGCAGCCGTCACGGCAGCGGTGGACGAATACATCGCATGGCAGAAGGAGAAGCTGGGCAGGGATATCAACCCCAGCGAACTGATACGGCTCGTCATGGAAGCCGGGGCGAAGCGGGTAGTCGTAACAGACCCGACCTACACGACACTGGACAAGACGGAAGTCGCTATTGCGGACAATGTGACGGTGACGTTAGGAGGGCTGGAAGATGAGTGAGCTTTCTGATGTAAAACTGCGAGATGTCACTCCTTCCAGCATAGCCGGAGATAAGAACGTGCAGGAAATCAGCGTAACGGCTGACACCTTCCTGCACGATATTTTTACAAAGACAAATTGTATTTTGCTCCTGCCGAATTTGGACACGCTTCCGGAAGAAGTCGTGGACAGTTTGGCGTGGCAGTACCATGTGGACTTTTACGAGAGCAACATGTCGCTCACAAAGAAGCGGAGCATGGTGCGGGAGGCAATATATTGGCACCTGATTAAAGGCACTCCTGCGGCTGTGGAGAAGGTTGTCGCCTCGGTGTTCCAGACGGCAGAGGTGCAGGAGAACTGGGAGTATGGGGGAAGCCCGTACTACTTCCGGGTAGCCGATATATTGGAACCGCTTGATGCCGACACGATAGACAGACTTGTTTCGGCCATCAATTCGGCGAAGAACACAAGAAGCTGGCTGGAAGAGATTCAGTTCCGGCGGGATATCCCACAGACGATTTACATGGGGATTCCCTTGCAGGAGCATAAGGAAGTTGTAATCGGTCTGCCGCAGTACCACGCACCCGAAGTAGATGGCGCAATGTACATGGCTGGGCCGCTGTTTGTATTCAAGGAAGAAGTTATTAATCTTTAAGGAGGTATTTTAAAATGGCTAATTGGCAAGGCGCAATTTTAACAGATGCAGGCAGGGCGTTGCAGGCGAAGGTCGAAGGCGGCCTGTGTCAGCTGGCGTTGACCAAGCTGAAGACCGGCGACGGCACCCTTGCTCCGGGGCAGACCCTGGAAGAACTGACCGACCTTGTTTCCCCGAAACAGAATGTTTCTATCAGTGCTATCGTATTGGATAGCGACCAGCCTGGGCTGGTATATGTAAAAGGTATCCTGACGAACGTAGGGCTTGTAACCGGTTACCTGGTCAAGGAGCTGGGCCTGTTCGCAACCGACCCGGACGACGGCGAAATCCTTTACGCCGTGACGATCGACCCGAACCCGGACTATTTGCAGGACCAGAACAGCGCCACCGTCATCAGCGAGGCCATCAAGCTGGCCATCGCAGTATCGAACGCTTCCTATGTGACGGCCACGCTCGACCCGGACGGACTGCTCACGGTGGAGGATATGGACATCCACAATGACGATCCGGACGCCCACGACGGAATTTTGGAAAAGGTTTCCGATTTGCTGGGAGACATCGTAACACATTTGGCCAGCAACGCTGCCATCTCCATCAGTTCCCTGAACACGTCCAGCGTTTTCTACCGGTTGCTGTCTTATGCTCTGACCGCTGCCGGCGTGCAGTACAACTTCACGAACAGCTCCGCCTGGTACATTTGTTTCGGCGCTCTGTTCGGCGGGCTAATTATCCAGGGGGGAACAGAAACATATCCCGCCAATGCAACAAATCACACTTTCGCTCCATTGATTGCTTTAAGTAACAGTGCTTTTGTGTCTGCAGCAAGCGTATCTCGTTTTTCGTCTACAACTACCGCCCGATACGCAACAGAATCAGTGTTTTCGGGCAGTAACATAATTGTAAAGCTTTATACTGTCGCAACAAACGGAACGGCATCATTCCCCAGTGCGGACTCCGACTTTAAGCATATTGAAATAGGCTTTTAGTGTCCAGGGGGGAGCTACTGCTGGAGGTCAGACGGCAACAACCTACTTTCCTATAGCTTTTACTCAAGTTCCGGCTTTGGCTATTGCAGGCACAAGTAGTTCCGGCTTTTGTTGTCTTTCATCTTTAAGCAAAACAGCCTTTAACACCTGGTATTCTGCAGCTACAACTTCCAATGTTCGTTATTTAGCGGCAGGAATTTAGACCCGTTATTTACCTGCTGCCATCCAAAAATAAAAAGATGGCCATGCTACGCTTGTGTTATCTCTTACTATTCCAAAACCACTATTTGTAGGAGCAGAAACTGCAGGCACACGATTTCCGGTGGTTGATACTATTGGGATTGTAGAGGTAAATTGAAACACTATAGGATACGAAACCTCATATTTAATGCCGTTACCGCTGGGCACTTCATATCCCCCCTGGACGTTGCAGATCAGAACCAGGGGG